TTCGTTGTCCTGCAATGCAGCAATAATGAAGCTCTCAGCTAGAACTTCGATTGATTCTGTTAGGACTGGTGGAGGCATACTTTATTCCAATGCAGGATCTCCACAGGTCATTTCCCAACGAGATCCGCCACGGTCTTGCCATGAAAGAACGTAAGCAAGATTGCCGCGCACGGTGATTTCCTCTTGGTCAACTGGAGATCCTGTAATTGCAGATTTCAAAATGGACACGATGAACTTTCCACTTCCTGCCATTCCTCCAAAAACTGGCGCATCTCCAAGTCCAACAGATTGAATCAATGCCGGAATTTCATCGCCACGATAGCTGACAGTTTGAGCGGCTCCAAGGAAGTCCTCGGATTCCGTCAACAGGTCTGAAAAGCCATCGTTAATTTCGCTCATTATGTAAGAAAAAGAAAAAGCCCCGCGCACCTGTTACAGTGGCGGGGCTTTCTCATTAACAACCCCTGAAAGTTTTAGCCAAGTAGGATTGCAACATGTTCCGGCTTGAACACTGTCACGCCCCATGCGGCTGCAATCTCGTATTTGACCATGCGATAGCCGGGATACATGGCGAGTTCCAGGCTGATGCCGGAACGGGCGTCTGTAATCACGGTGCGGTCGCTGGCAATGTCGCCACCGTTTGGAAGCGCAGGAAGGCGAGTTGCGAGGACGATTGCCGACTTGCTGAACGCCGTGTTGCGGGCCGCAGTGGATACTACGGTGATCGCACGGGTTGCAGCAGACTGTGCAACGCGCAGGCCAGGAGCGGCGAGCGTGATACTGTCGCCGGACGCAGGATTGGAGCCAGCGAAGGAGACGGATGCCACAACATACTTGTTGGTATCGTTGGCGAAGGTGATGATGTCACCGGCTGCTACAACGCCAGTTCCAGCGGTAGCCAGCGGGATAACCGTCTGTCCAACTGTGAAAGCCGCATTGGTAGAAGTTGCGGACGCCATTGCTCCAGCGGTCACGGTTGGAACCTGCGCAGATTCCTTCAAGGAGAGGCCGTGGATATTCAGAAGCTCGCCGTCACGGAGAGTCATGCTGGTTCCGGCTTCGTTCGCCTTGGTGAGTTGCGCAAGCGTGCGAACAGCCGCGCCTGCCGTTGTATTGACAATCAAAGAGCGATTTCCAGCAGGTGCGCCGTTGTCGTCGAGGATCTTTTTGATCTGCGCGGGGTCGCCCAGCGTGGAAGCAAACGGAGTGGTTCCGGCTGTGCCATATGCGCGGGATGCTCCAAGATAGGCGGCGGTTGCGATGTCGCTTTCCATCTGGTTCACAACTGCGCGGACAGCCTGCTCGATTTCGTCCTGCACAATGTTGCTATAAGCACCGCCGAGGCCGTAAGACTCTTCACCAGTGAAGTTGAAGCTGGAAGCCTTGTAGTTGCTGATTGTCAGCGTCTTGTTTGCGACGGTACGGTCAGACGCAGCCGTTACCGTCATCGCTGGAGTGATGTCAGAAACTGTATTTGCAGCCGTTGCGGGACTGTAAAGGGTCTGGTTTTTGGCAACGCGATCCGTGCGAGGGTCGCGGTTGACAGACGGAATGAATCCCACGAGTTCGCGGGACACGGCATCGAATGCTTCGACAACCGTAGGAATCAGATTTGTGAGTGTGTTTGCCATAAATGGTTTTGGTTAAATTGTGCTGTTGGTGATTAGTCGGTGATTAGTCGGTGATTTTTCCGCCGCTCTTGACAAATGCCAAGGCGTCGGCTGGAGAAAGTTTTGCGTATTCGTCGCGGGTTTTGCTTTTGTCGTCCGCGCTGGCGTCGGCTTCGGTTTTGATCGGAGCTTGGCCAAAGTTGGCGGCTACAATCTGCGCGGCTTTTTCTGCGGCTGTTGCGGCTTCGCTCTTGAGCTTCTCCACCTCGGCGGAAAGCTCCGTTACTTTGGCGCAGAACTCATCCCGCTCAACGGTCACAGCTTCAAGGCTGGCCTTCGCTGTGGTGAGGTCTGCAAAATTCTTTTGAGCCTGCTCACGTGCGCTGTCGCGCTCGGCTGAGAGGCTTACGATTTGTTCCGCTTCTGTAGGTTCAACATTCATTTGTGGCTTAGATACACTTTGTTTAACAGGAGTCAATTCTTTTTTTGAAAAGAGTCCTGTTGGGTTGGCGGCTGGTTCGTCAACAAGGTCGCAAGAACAGATTTCCAAGCAGCGCATGTAGTCCACATCCTCCACTGTTTCGAGTTGTCCCACAAAGCTAATGGAAAGCCCGAACTCGCTTGGCATTGTCGCCGCCATTTCAAGGATCAGATCCTTGCATTCGTGTGCTTTCAAAAGCTGCAAATCTGCACGAAGTTGGTTTCCATCAATTCGGAAATTCTTCAGAACACCAACGATGTCATCGAATCCGCTTCCGTGATCCATCTTCACTTTCAGCCCGTCCGCGTGCTGCCTGCAACACTCTGCCACAGTTGCAAGGCTCAACTGGTCAATCATGATTCCATGACCTAGAGCTGGCCCTTCCGTAATCACGCTTACGCCTTCGATCACGGCATTATCTTGGCTGATGTCGCCGGTTGCGAATGTGAATGTAAGACGGTCTGGATTTTCGAGCGTGGTCATTTGCGTTTGTTTAACACGTTGTTTGATTAAGTCAAGGCTGCGCTGGTGGATCTGATGGAGTTCCCTGCAATCCGCCAGGAGCATTGCCGGCTGCACTACGCTGCTGCATGAGCGAAAGCGCGGTTGTAAGGTCAACTCCGGTCTTATCCGAGATTCGCTTTGCCGACTCGATCATTTGAGTAAGTTCTTCCTCGCGCTGCTGCAAATGCTCCGCTGGATCTTTCCCATTGCTGGCAAGAACATCGTGCATGTTGGTGAATCCGAGCTTGTAATCTTCGCGCACACTCTGAGCCTCACGCCCGTAATCGGCAGTGACATCGGCAGGGAATGTGAATCCCCATCTCCACCAATCGTCAGACGCCGGAAGGTCGCCTTTCTTGATGGCTTTTGCGATGGCATAACCAACGCGGCGTTTTGCGCTTACCGAGAGAAGGTCTTGACGGTCTTGCACAAACCGTTTTGCGCGAGCAATAACCATGCGCCCGTTGACCCCGCCAAGCTCGGACGGTTTCCATACAAGCTCATAAGGCCAGACGCTCGTGAGGCTTGACCGTTCCAGCCTATCCATGAGCCTCTCAAATCCATCACCTGGCCGAGAGAACTGAAAAGCCTCAAGTTTGCTTCCGCTTCCTGCCTTGTAAATTCGTGTTTGACCACCGTCAACGCGCTTTGTGACTACGGTTTCAAGCCCGTCGATTGTGGTATTTGAGCGCAGCCTATTGCGTGGGTCGTCAATATCTTCGTCGCCTGTCTCGTTGTATTCAAGCAATCCTACGCTGGACGCGAGCTGATGCGCCTGAACCTCAAATCCCTTCGTGGTCATAGCATCGCGCAAGTCAAGGATGCCGTGAGTGATTGCAGGAAGGAACCGGCTCTGGTGCATCCATTGCGGATCTCCGACGTGGATCATGTCCCTTGCGCTCACAAACTTATCGTCCGATGGGGTTTCTCCCATGACGTAGAATGCGACAGCCCTATTAGAATCGTTCTTTACAATTCCGTTGATGAACTTTAGCCCCTTGTATTCTCCATCTGTAAGCCTGTTGTTTGCATCACGCTTCGGATTAAAGTAGTCGCGAGTGCCTACCTTATTTGCGGGGATGAGTTGCTGTGCAGGAAATCCGTCGCCTTGGTCAACTAGCAAAATGAAATAGTCTCCGTCCCGATCAATCGCCAGAGATTCCAGAAATAGCGATGTCTGAAAGTCATTTCCGCACACGTCCGCGATTGGATACCATGTATTTACGAGCCAATCCTTTGCCTGTTTTCCCCATTCACTGTCTTTACCCTTGAACTCAGGCAGGAACGCACGGCCCACGCTATAGCGTGCCTTTTCGTTGAGGGCAGCAATAATCAGCCCATTGTTTCCAAAGAGTCGCAAGCAATCGCTGCGAATCTTGGAAATCCCCATCGCAGAAATGTTCTGATCAAAAGTACGGTCACGGGTCGGCCATGTAGGACGCGCTCCGTAGTCCAGCCGAGCCGGTTCAAAGACTTCGGAATAAAGAGGGTGTCCGTATTGGTCAAGAAGGCTCATGGATTAGTAGAATGAGGAGTAAGCAACCTTTGCGCTTTTCCCGTCGATGATCCTGATTGCCTTTGCATATTCCGTGGCGAGTTCCTCGTTCGTTGCATTTACCTGCCATTGTGCGCTTGTGCCATCAGCCGCAAATTGTGTGCGCTGCCGTCCTCCTCCACTCATGCAGGCTTGCATCACGGTTTCAAACTGTGCGCGGACAGCCGCTTCCTGCTCGTCTCCGAGTGCGGCATACGTTGCCAGTGTGCTTGCGAATCCTGCGGGTATCATTTCCCGCACGGTGGCACAGTTGTTTTACAAACGCAAGCGAGTTTTATTCTGCCGGAGTTTCCTCTGTATCTTTGTTTTCCTCATCCGGCAAAGGAAGTAATCCCATCATCATTGCCGCTGCCGTCTGGTATGTTTCGCAATCCCATAAATGGTTTCCACGGTGCTGAATCTGGCACCAACGAAATGCCGTCGCGCCAGTGATCCTATTTGTGACAATCTGCTTTTTGATTTCACTGTTCATCTGTGCGCGATACTCGCTCGTCACGTCCTTTGGTAGTTCCCACGGTGCCGCGAATCCTCCGCGCAAAATTGCCAGCTTATCCTTCATAGTGTCCACGGAAATCATGATGTAACTGCACCCTGGAGGGCTTGCTGTTCTGACATCCGTATATGGTCGGTAAATCGTTTTCCCTGAGCGAGTGCGCTTCATGAATGCGCGCTCACCGCTTCCGTGGATTGCCGTCCATCCATTCGATGCACAATGCTCGTAAACTTCCTGCGTCATATGTTGCGCATCCACAAAGACAAGCCCAGACATCACCTTCATTCGCTCTTGCGTCTGCTTTACCTGTGGCCATGTGAAGAGCTTACCCTCCGATAGCAGCCTTGACCCCCCATCCGCAGTCCACGCCCTTATGACGTGCCAGAAGTGATCGCGCTGCTTGTCCACGGTCATGAACCGCATTGACTCACCATCCCACGGATTGCCATCTGCATACTCTGCCATTGTATAGTCTGCCGCCATCAGGTGAACCTCTGGAGTTGTATCCTGCAATCGCCATACCTCGGCCTTGCGCTTCATCACGAATTGCCGCAGTCGCTCATGGTTTCCGCTGCTCTTTTCGTCATTGGCAATAATCCATTCCATCACCATGTCGGCCCACGAGATCCACCACACAGCATAAGCTGGGTATGTTCGCGCTACGTGCCCCGCCATGCCATCCGGTGACGTTTGGCGATACATTGCCACATTCGTGAGCATCCTCCGTTCCTTGGCGTTATCCTGAAAAGTTCTATCACAGTGCTGGCATTTGTAATGAACCGTTTTGCAGGTTTCCGGCCAGTCGTATGTTTCTCCGTTTTTGCAAGCGGTGTATTTGATTTGATCCCATGCGTACCGCTGCCAGTTGCGACAATCGGGGCAGGTGAAGCCCCATGTGTATTCCGTGCAACCGCTCCACTCTGTGTCCATGTCGTGGCCTTCATCCCATCCTTGGCTGACGAGGATTGTTTTCCGGTTCCATCGGTCATGATGCCGCGCTTTCATTTCCCGAATCATCCCGCGTTTCCACTGCCACACCTCGTCCCCGTATTCGTACCTCATGGACTTTTCCTGAAGGCTTGTAAGGTTCGCGCCATTGATAAGCAGCGGCATGTGCGGGAATAGGATCGTTGTCTTGCGCTTGTCGTGCCGATTTCGCGGGAACAATTTCGCC